CGATGGCCTGCGTCGTCGGCGCAACGGTTCCCACCGCATAGGCAGGGCCAGCAAGGAGGAGGAGAAGGAGGCCAAGGCGCTTCATCATAGCCCCATGATATAGGCGAGCGAGACATTCACCGACGCCCCGCCCCAGCCCGGAGAAGTGAGGAACAGCGGTTGGGCCGCTCCAAACCATCCGGTGGCGAACGCGCCGATCGGGACCATCAAGCCAGAACTCGCGGCGACGTTTTGTGGAACGAGAACATCGGTTGCCCCGAGACTTGTGCCGATCCCAATAGAGACCGCCTTGCCGGCCGTCTCATGAATCGTCGCATAGAGGATGAAGGCCCCGACCGGCAGCGTATTGAACGGAGCGTTTGCCGTGACCCCTGACACAGCTATTTGCGGAGCAACGCCGATCGGTCCCGCAGGACCGGGAGGACCAGGAGGCCCAGCTGGGCCAGGAGCGCCGGGCGGGACATCCACTTGGAGCGCAATAGTTCCTGTCGTCGTCGCCATTATGGCCCCACCGTGTAGCCGATTTTCACGTTGATCGAGGCCGAACCCCAATTCCCGGAATTGATATAGAGAGGCGTAGTGTTCGTGGCTGAGAGCCAGACATCGTTCATTTGCTGCGGCATGGCGTAGCAAACACTATGGCCGGTCACGGCCTGAACGGACATAAGATCATTCGACCCGCTTGACGTGCCAAGGCCGACGCTGATGTTGTGGCCAGCCGTCTCGCGGAAGATCACGTAATGGATGACCCCATTGGCCGGCAGAGTGAAGGGGGTGGAGTTCGCGGTTAGAGCAGTCGTGCTTAACTCGGAGATCGATCCTTGCGGCCCGGTCGCGCCCGTCGCGCCCTGAAGGCCGGTGACAACGGCATTACTCGAATTGCCGGTGAGAGTCGCCCCGGAGAACGTGATCTGGGACGCCCCGGAGATCGTGGTCGAGCCGTCAGTGACCGTGACATTCGAGCCGGAGCCCGTTGCTCCGGTCGCGCCAGTCGGGCCAGGGTCGCCCTGCGGACCTTGTGGCCCGGTCGCGCCATCAGCCCCGGCTGGTCCGGTAGCGCCATCCGCGCCCGTGAGACCCTGGATTCCCTGTAAGCCCGTGACGGTGGCGCTGGTCGAATCCCCGGTTAACGTGGCCCCGGAAAAGGTGATTGACTCGGCCCCGGAGATCGTGGTCGAGCCGTCCGAGATGGTGACTGTCGAGCCGGAACCAGCCGGGCCGATCGGCCCTGTTGGGCCAGCGGGGCCAGGCGGCCCAGATGGACCCGCAGGTCCAGTGCTGCCGCCGGACGGCAGTTGCGCAACGCTGAAATGAACGGTTCTGCCGGCGCGGAGGGCGGGGATAAGATCCCCAGGCCCCATTGGCGTATCGGTCAGCGGCGAGGTTAGCGCGTCGTCAGCCATAGTCGCCCCTTACTGACCAGATGTCAGCCGCGGGCGGCGGCGCGCTCCCGCAGGGAATCTCGCTGCAAAGCGGGCGGCGGCGCTGAGTCCATCGCCTTCACATCGAACGGCATCGGCGTGAAATCGACGATATCTTCCGGCTTCGTCCCCTTCGCGAACCCCGCCGGCATGGAGCCGTCATCATTCGCGCGAACCCAAAGATGCTCCTCGCCGTTCTTGTGGACGACCGGACGGCCACGTGGGCCTTGGATGGTCTTTGCCCGGCTTGCCTCCTCATAGGTTACGGAGGTCATCTCGTGCTTTTCGACCTTGCCCGTCTCCGGGTTAGCATAATAGGCAATGACTTTGTCGGTCCTAACGCTCGCCATCTCGTCTCTTCTTTTCCCAGGCTACTCGATCCAGGTCGATCTGCGGGCGGCTGCGGGCGGCTGCGGGCGGACGCCCCGACCAATCAGGATCGTTTCTCGTGAGAGCCCCGACCCAATCGGTCATCGTCAGCTTGACCGCCTGCCCCTTATGGTAGGCGGTCTCTGTTTTCTCCTCCCGAGGCATTACTCGATGGGGAGTTTGGCGACGTAGGCGTGGACGCTCACACTGTGCGAGGTCGAGCCGATGTGCTGCACATAGAGGTAGATGTACTGGTAGAAGATGCCGTTCTGCTCGGTCGAGAAGAAGATCTCTCTGCGGCCGGGCGAGGTTGTCGAGCCGGTGCCCAGAACATCGGTCTGAGTGGTTGTGCCGGAGCCGTTGGGCAGGGTCGAGCCCAGACCAACTTGCTGGCCGCCGAGGACAACCGGCTTGGACCCATCGGAGTTGTTCGATCCCATGATCCAGAGGTTGGCCTGACCGTCAGTCGCCGTGGTCAGTGCGGTGACATTGATGATGGCCGCATGGTCGCCGCGCCCGCCGGTGAGGCCAATGACCCCCAGGTCGGTACGGACATCGCCTGTCCCGCCAAGGTTGAGGATCGCGCTGGCGGACGCAACCTGCCCGATGCCGCTTGCGGTGTAAGCCGCAGCGTTATCGCTGAGGAGCATCTTGCTGTCGTAGCTATAAGTCCGGCCCATCGGGGCGCTCCTTTAAGTGTCAGCCGTTACGCGACGATAACCGCTTTGGTGAAGGACGAGAGGCGAGTGAAGCAGAAGAGGCTGGCGTCAACCAGACCCACATCCCAATGGACGTGAGTGTTGTAGGTAACGCCGTCTTGCAAAAGACCGAAGTCCCTGACTTCCATCGCGCTGATCTGGATGCCGTGCAGCCCTTCCTCACCGAAGTCGACAATATAGGCAGAAGCCGTGACGGCAGATCCGCCACCAGAGCCAACCTCATTGAACTGAAGGACCGGGGCGTGAAGGTCTTTCTCGTAGCCCCAAAGAATAGGAATACCGGCGTAACTTAGTTTCTCTTCGCCGGTCTGGTCCCATGTCTGCATCACGAAGCCGGTCAGCGCAGTCGTGCGGGCCGCCTGGATCAAGTACGGCTTGAAGTCGAACGGCATGATCATATGCCGCTTGCCCTTCTTGGCCGTATTCTTGATCGCCGTGTCGAGATTGAGCAGCGAGAGAGCCGCGCCGCCCGAAGAGGCGGAGTTGGTGATCGTCCGGCCATAAGCCGCCGATCGCTTCTGCAAGCCGTTGAACTCGGTCGGGGTGGCCGTGTTGTCTCCGCTGACAAACTTAGTGACCCAAAGCTGGCCCAACTCGGCCATCGCATTTTTCTCTTCGATGGCGCGGCGGCGGTCTCCACCGCGATCCACAAGCGCCCGATCAATCGGGATATCGTGGTCGACAATGAATGTCGCTTCTGAGAAGGGCGAGATGTTGCCCGCGCCAGAAGTAGAGACGCCGTTGATGGCGCGGAACGCCATGTTGCCGGAAAGGGCAGTCTGGCGGAACCCGGTGTATTGGGGAGCCGACAAACCAACGAATGGCAGGGCGGTGAATATGTCCGAAGATTCAGCGAACATCTCGACCAAAGGCCTCGCGGCTTCATCCATATCGGAGTTCTTGATGTACTCCGGATAAGTCATTACCGGCGAGAGAAACGGCGTAGCCATAGTCTTTTACCTTTCCTAGCCTTTCAGCTTACGCAACCTTGCGGTCGGCGTTAGTCAGATTCCAATGCCTGCGATCCATCGCAGACATCGAATCCCAATTTTCGGGACGGCCATCGGTGCGGCCCTCGACGGGCTCGCGGCCAAGGCCGGAGAACTTCTGCACGCCCTGACGGGACAGGGCCTCGAACACCTTCTCGAATCCGGAGATGATTCCGGGGGTGAAAAGGGTTTGGGAAAACTGCTTGCCGACATCCTCACCGAAGGCGGCGACAAAGCGCTTGTTCAGAGCGTCGACGCGCTGCGGGCCATTCGCGCCCAGAGCTTCGTCACGTTGCTTGACTGCTGCCTGCAAGGCTTCATGCTTGGCGGCCTCGATCTTGGCGTATTCGCCGATCGCGCGAGAGAACTGCCCTTGCGTCCAGCCTTCCTCATGCGCCATCTGGCGGACAGCGATGTAGAGAGGATCGTCGGTCTTGATTTCCATGCCATCCGGGATCTTCAGATCCTTGGGCAGTTCTGGCTTATAGAGATCGGGCTGCGCAGGAACTTGCGCCTTGCGCGCGTCGATCTCGGCCTTAGCCTGGCGTAGTTCCTCATAGGACTTGGCGAAGTCCTGAAGTTTGATCTCGCCCTTGTCCTTGTCCCAGAAGCTCTCAGGCAGTCCTTCCGGCCTAACCTTCGGGGTTGAGGCGACGGTCGGCGCGGGAGCGTCGGGCGCGGGCGACGGGCTCTGAGTCGTCTGGCCCGGAGTCGGGGACACGACGACGGCCGGCGTCTCCGTAGGCGACGGGGCGCTGGGGCTTGTGGAGGAGACTGGCGATGTCGCTTCGAGCATCTGCGGATTCAGGGGTCTCAAGGGCCTTAAGAATTTCTGCGGCCAATAAGCGGCGTCCGTGATTTTTGCTCAACGCCCCCATATCCACTCCCTCCGGCAGAACATCCAAAAGCACCCGATGAAGGCGTTGCCGTAGGTAATCAGATTCCTTGAATCGTCCCAATAATTGCAGGCCGGCGGCCTCTTCCTCTAGGCTGAAGATCATCAGAAGCTCCGCGACCGAAGCTGATATTGCGGCTGCGCCGGGGCTGGGCCTGCGAGATCCGGTTGCGGAGTGCCGGTCTGCGGCTGTTGCTGCGCCGCCGCGGGAACTGCGCCTGGCTGGCCGCCCTGCAATTGCGTCATCTGCTGAATGGCCGCGTTAACCTTGTCGGCGTCACGCATGGCGATGATCTTCTCGACGCCGAACTTGGCGAGGAGATTCTTAATCGTCACGGTGCCGTCGATGGCAATCTTGGCTTCCTCCGGGAATGTCGGCATGACCAGGCCAAGGAACCGGCTCGCGCTGGCAATGTCCTGTTGCTCCTGCGCCTTCTGCGCGGGGTTGTAGGGCATCATGGTCAGCCGGCGGGGCTGTCCATGCGCGTCAGGAACCATGATCTTTTCGATCTCTCCCGCTTCCGTCATCAGGTATTCAAAGCGGCAGAAAATCTCGGCCGGGAACTCGCGCCAGAATGGCAATGCAGGCGTCCCGATGCGGCGCTGCGCCATCGCCATCTCATCATACCACTGCGTCGCTGTCGGAGGGGTATCCCCACGTTGCTGGGGCCAATCGAGGAAGAACAGCCTTTTGATTCGCTGCTCTAGATCCTGGCGATCGTAGATCGCCGCATCCGGTGGATTCGGCGTGTAGATATTCTTAATATCTGTCGCTGTTCCAGGGCGGATAGGGTACGCCATACCGCTCTCCAAACCGCTCTCGATATTGGCAAACGAGTCGTCGGGCCATGAGAGCGACGGCTGAAGCATCTGGTCCAAATTACGGATTTTGCCGCTTGCGAGTTCATCGAGGTTCCTAAACTCAGGCAGACATTGGATCATGGGGCCAACACCCCAGGCCCATTCGGGACCGGGATTAAACCGGCCTACAATTACCGGGCAACAGCCGCGCCCGCGGATAATAGCCGGCTCCCCGACAACCTCCCCGTCGACAGTAATGGCGTGCATCCACGCCTCTTCTTCCCGATCGTCATAATAGCGCCAGAATCCCCACACGATGGGAACCCGGTCCTCCTCGTTCTCACGAGGCTTCGCCATGACCTTCTTGGGAAGGGTGATATCCTTCAGAATCCGCTTGACATAGCGGCGGCGCACCCAGCGGCAGACGAATCGATCATCGACCATCCCGTCGCTGTCAAGATTGATCTCCAGTTCCCGGATAGGGATCGATTGACATTTGCGCGGGCACCCCGGCCGCCCATTGTCAACCCACATGGCAATTGTGCCGATGGCGAGGTCAGGGTTGGCCGACTTGGCGAACTCGGGATAAAAATTCGAGGCGGCGATTGCCTTGAATATCTCGCTCGTTCCCTCCTTGGCCTTATCCTCCGCTTGGGCTTTTTGAGCTGGGGGAGTGCCGGTCGGGGCCATGCGAAGAACCCAATCAGCCGCCTCCGGCATGAAAGTATTCTGCATGACGGTCGGAAAATCCCCGCACGTCTCAAAGGCGAAGCTTTGGTTCAGTTCACCAGAGTCTTGCGGCTTCCATTTGGACGGGCGGGTTGTGGATAAGACAGAGCGCTGCCTATGCGGCGCAGCAAAGAAGTAAGATTCCCGCATGTCGATGTCGAACGGGATCTTCTGCTGGCGAGCCTCGAAAAGGCGCTCTGCGAACTCCTGCTCAAGCTCCTTCTTGTTCTTGTCCTCGGCCATTACCGTCCGACCCCAGATGGAGCTTTCCCGCCCATGATCGAGGACATGGGAGCCGTCATGCCAGCGCCAGACATGGCGTTAGCCTGGCCGAACAGGCGCAACATGCTTAGGGTATCGGAGCTAAGACTAGCCTGGACGGCCTGTTCCTGCGCGCCCTGCGCCGCCTTGGCTTGAGCCGTGATCGCGGGGTCCGGCGCTGGCTGCTTGGGAGAGTTCATCGTAGACGACAGTGGCTCCTGAAGCCACCAGATCGCGCCACAAGCCCTCCGGGCTCAACGCCCTACTAGAACTTCCAAGGAGATCCTTGACCGCAGTCACGCACCAAAAGCCAAATCTGGGCCGGAAGCCGTGTCTTTGCTTGACATCCGCCACGAGGATGCTGCAATTTTTCGTCCATTCCCCTAGTTCGGGGGGAACGATAGCCTCGCCTGGCCAGACTGCCGCAGTGCCTGTCCGGCGCGGCGTGTGGTCGACAAGAAGCCAGACTTTGGGAAGGGGCAGATAGGCGAAGGCAGAAACGTGGGAGAACCGACCAGGGATCAGCCGGTTCCCCCACCAGATCCCATCCTTAAGATGGAATGCGAGATACCAGCGAGAGACAACCTCTGGCTGGCGAACGACGAACATTCACGCCGCGGGAGCCGCAGGAGTTGCGGGAGCGGTGGCCGGCGGAACTGCCGAGACGGCGCTGTTGAGCGTCGTGGTCAGGGCATTCAGGTTCGAGACAGCGGCCGAGATTGCCGGAGCATCGCCGGCAGCATTCGCAGCCGCAATGGCGGCGGCCTCGGAGGCGATTTCGGCGGCAGCGGCATTTACTGCCGTGGTCAGAGTGGTGATTGCAGCGTTCAGGTCATCAATAGCAGCCATGACTTTTCCTCGGTAGGATTGGAGAGATACAACAGAGGCGTTGAAGGCTGTCAGGAGATCAAGAACAAGGTTCATGCGCTGATTCTCCGCAGGGACCGGCGAGACGCCACCTTCACCGCATGAGAGACCTGTACTGCGGTCAGGCCGATCATGCGACGCCCCTCGCCAAGAAATAAACAGAGATATTGTAGACAATCCGCCACATCGGACCATTTGTCCTTCACCGGCTCTGCTTCTCCGGTTTCGAGCTTCTTGAAGGCGTATTTCCCGGCCATAGCGCCACGAAGCGTCGTGCAGTCGGGAGAGATGAGAATACGGTTTGTGAGCAGGGCATACGAGACAGATTCAAGTCGATCGTCCAGATTGTTGTTCCTGACCGGAGCAGGAGAAACCGGCATTCCGAAGGACGCGAAGATGTCGTAGGCGGATCGCTCATCAGCTTGTCCCTTGTCCCTACCCTTTGGATCGCCGGTGAATCTCAGCTTGGCTCCGCGATAGCTCTGCTCGAGGAACCGCTTCAGAGCCGGCGCAAAGATGGCCGCGCCTACCCCGTACAGCCTAAACTCACGCTGGACGTGTATTTTGTCACCAATCTCCTGCGAGATGAGAGCACAGGGACGCCTGCCAAAGTCCAAAGCAACGACAACCTCCCGGTCGGGTACATACGAGAGGCTTCGTTTGGACAGGTGCATCTCCTCTCGGTAGCCCGGCCAGACCGGATCCCCAGAGGTCAGGAAGGATACCCGATTCATAATCCGGGCATCGATCCACCGCTTCGTTGCGCCTAGCGCCAGGGTTTTGTAGAATCCTTCCTTTAGCCATTTCTTGTTCTCCCGATCCGGGTTCTCCACATAGTCGACCACGGTGACGCCATCGGGGCCGAAAACCTCGATCAGACCAGGGGGTTGCTTTTTCAGCCACCAACTCTCCGGCCACTTCAGCCTTTTGTCCTGCGAGGTCTCGTCGGGATATTCCGACCATCCAGCCATCCTCGCGATGAAATGCTCCTCGTTAGGGGCATTCATGTCGGCGATGATCCCGCACCAGGTCGGGCCGCCCTCCATGATCGGCGGATATCTCAGCGCCCTTGACTTGGCCTCAAGGAAAATCTCATAATCCTGGAACTCGATCTCGTTCATCCAGATCCCGGTATACTCGACCGATCGTAGCTTCTCGACATCGTCCGGGCCATCAAGGGCTAGAAACCAAACCTCCATCTCCACATCGGCAATCTTGATCACCTGACACATCGGCCGCGACCGGAGCAGCCGCCCATACCTCTCCTCGGGGAACCATTGCAGCCAAGTTCGCAGAGTCGACGTGTTCAGTTCCGGATAGGTCGGGCGGACAAATGCCCATCTGGTGCGGCGCACCCCGTCAATTGGTGAGGGCTTCTGCTCGCAAGCGGTGAAGAAAGCCCGGAAACAAGAGGCCGTCGAGGAGCCAGACCCGATGGGGCCAACGATAACAGAAACCTCAGAGCGGTCCTTCACATACTCGGACAGGACCGCCCCATCAGGCGCATAGACAAACTGCCCATCGATCTTGCGAAGCTCAGGCACTATCTCCGCCCAAACTTCCCAAAGACCCTCTGGGCTAGGGATTCCCTTGCCTTGCGCTCCGCCTTCTGCCGCATCTGCCCGCTCATGCTCGCAGCCGCAGCCCCCTCGGCAGCCCTGACCTGGGCCTCCAAGTCCTTGATCTTCGCGTCCTTCTCATCAGAAGGCCCGCCGTCCCTGCCGCTCATGACTCCATATCCCTTGCTGCCAGCATGGCGTCGGCAATGATATATGACGCCTTCGCCCAGAACCTGACATCGTCAGACGCATCTTCCTGAATAGCAAACGCCCTGACCTCGGCCCCTGAGATCCCGACCAACGCCTGCCCGGCAAACCAATCGCGTAGAGTCATGCCAGGGTCCTGAAGGCTACCGGCAGGAAACGCCTGGACGACGCTGTCATTCTTTCTCATGACTTCTCCACCCTCTGCCGCCGATACCATTCCGACTTCGAGCAAACACCGTCCCAAGGCTTCGCTGTCTTTGGACGGCCACGGCCACGCTTCTCCCCATCAGCCAGAGTCGCCTTGGCAACCTCAAGCTTGGCTACGGGAGCAGGGACAGGACCGCCCTCGTCAACAGACCCAAACCGTCTACCCATCCCAGATGGGCCTAATGACGCAAATCGATCAGGCATCTTCATGGGACTGAAAATACCAGCTACGGGACTATTATTCCAAGGGACGGGACGATTATTCCCGGCCTATTCACATGAGAGTGGGCTAGGCTTGGGGTAGGCTTAGGAAAAAATATGAAAATCGCGCGGGGAAGGCAGGAGCGCGGACGAACGACGCCGGTTTTACCCCCCGCCCACCCCTTGGCCGGCCTTGCCACGGATGGTCACGGGCAGGCATTCCTATCCATACACACGCCGTGCTAAGGCGGAAACGATGGCTAGCCACGTCAACGATATCAATGGCTTGGCAGATCTTGTCCAACGCTATGTCCAACCCATGGCATGGATTACCATTGCGCTATGGTGAGCACATGCCCGAGTGATGGGCGAATGCCCACTTATCACGCGCGCATATAGGGCAGATCACTTCCCATGATCGCTTCGCCGGGTGTGGGCCTGTGTGGGTTATGGTATGCGTATGGCTAGGCTATGCCTACGCTAGGCTTTGTCTGCCTGTTGTCTCTCAGCCATTGCCTATGTCAACCATTGCCAGCAATGCCTCAAGATCGTCCTTCATGATGGGGACTGGCCATATGTATGGCTCATGTCCTTCGAGGAGGGCGCTGCACCTGTCTATGAGGGCACGGTCTGTTGTTATAGGGCCCGGTGACCTTATCGCTGCCTCGATGCGGGCTCTGATGGCCGCAGCTTGGGCTGGCGATGGGTCATCATTCAGTAGCGTTCCCTCGATATCGCGCAGCAAG